GCTGGCGAATGGCGCGCGACCGCAACGGCCGCCGATCCCGGCACCGTCGGCTATCACCTTTCGGCGCTCTATTCGCCCATTGGCTGGCTGAGCTGGGAGCGGATTGTGCGGGCATGGGACGCGGCGCAAGGGTCGGACGAAGCGATCAAGGCCTTTCGCAACACGATCCTTGGCGAGACATGGGTCGAAACCGGTGAAGCGCCCGACTGGCAGAACTTGGCGGACCGGCGCGAGACCTGGGACGCAGGGACTGTTCCAGAGCGCGGCTTGTTCCTGACAGCCGGGGCAGACGTTCAGAAAGATCGCATCGAGGTCGATGTCTGGGCCTGGGGCCGCGGGCTGGAGAGTTGGCTGATCGATCACTTGGTCATTGAGGGCGGGCCCGGCGATCCGGGTTGCTGGCAGAAGCTGGCCAATTTGCTTGGGCAGACATGGGAGCATGCCTCCGGTCAGCCGATGACATTGGCACGGCTGGCGATCGATACCGGCTACGAGACGAGTGCTGTCTATGCCTGGTCGCGACAGGTCGGATTCGCGCAGGTTGCCCCGGTCAAAGGCGTTGAAGGCTTCAACCGCTCGAGCCCGGTCACTGGCCCGACTTATGTAGACGCGACCATCGCAGGCAAAAGGCTGCGGCGCGGGGCGCGGCTTTGGACGGTCGCCACGTCGACCTTCAAGACCGAGACCTATCGCTATTTGCGCCAGGACCGACCGACGCGGGAGGAAATCGAGGCTGGGCACCTTTGCCCGCCGGGAACGATCCACCTGCCAAACTGGGTGGACGGCGAGTGGTTGAAGCAATTCACGGCCGAACAACTGGTCACGGTGCGCACCAAACGCGGCTTCGCCCGACTCGAATGGCAGAAGCTGCGCGAACGCAACGAGGCGCTGGATACACGGGTCTATGCGAGGGCCGCGGCTTGGATATTGGGCGCTGACCGTTGGTCCGATGCGCGGTGGACTGATCTGGAAGCACAGGTCGGGATCACGGCGGAGGACATGGCTGAGGTCGGGGCGGGAAACACTACGCCCGCTTCTCGGCGCGCGGGACCACAGCGGCGAACCGTACGCTCAAGCTATATGAGGTGAATTGATGTCTACGATTGCCGAGCTCCGTGCCCGCCGCGAGGCGTTGGCCGTTCAACGCTCCTCTGGCGTGGCGCGTGTCAGCTATGACGGAAAGACTGTGGACTATCGCAGCGTCGCGGAAATCGACCGGGCCATCGAGGCGCTTGACCGCGAGATCGCGGCTGCTGAAGGACGGCGGATCGTTCGGCAGGTGCGTGTGACGACGACGAAGGGTCTCTGATTCATGGGCCTGTTCGATCGCTTTCGCCGCCGGGATCCCGGCGGCCCCGCTGCCGTGTCCGCGCGCCTCGAAGGCGCGATGGCCCGTCGGCGGCTTCGCGGCTGGAACCCGCCGCTAGAGAACATCAATTCGCTGGTCGCCTCGGGCGGCCCGCGTTTGCTGGCGCGGTCGCGGGAACTGGTCGTCACCAACGGCTATGCCGCCAATGCCTGCGAGGCATTTGCGTCGAACATGATTGGTGACGGGATCAAGCCGTCGTCGCTGATCACCGATGCGGCGTTGCGTGACAGTGTTCAGCAGCTTTGGCTCGCATGGACGGATGAGGCTGACGCGGACGGTTTGACCGATTTCTACGGCCTGCAGGCCATGGTGGCGCGCGAGATGTTTGTTGCGGGCGAATGCTTCGTGCGTATGCGGCCACGGCGGACCGAGGATGGTCTGCTGGTGCCGCTGCAACTGCAGCTGCTCCAGTCAGAAATGCTGCCCTTCGAGAAGACCGAAACTGCGGCAAACGGCAATCGCATCCGCTGCGGAATTGAATTTGACGGCATCGGAAGGCGCGTTGCCTATCACTTCCGCCGTTGCCATCCGGGAGACAGCACCGACCAAGGGGCTGTGATCCCGGAGACGGTGCGCGTGCCAGTCGAGGATGTGCTTCACATCTACCGTCCCATTGATGCAGGTCAGATCCGGGGCTTGCCGCATGTGGCACCCGCCATGGTTCGGCTTTTTCTGCTGGACCAGTACGACGACGCCGAGCTCGACCGGAAGAAAACCGCGGCGATGTTCGCGGGGTTCATCACCAAGACCGCGCCGGAAGACCCAATGATGGGCGAGTCCGAAGCCGATCCCGATGGGGCGGCCATCGCCAGCCTCGAGCCGGGCACGATGCAGGTTCTGCTGCCGGGTGAGGATGTGAAGTTCTCGAGCCCTGCGGACGTTGGGGGCGGCTATGAGGCGTTTCAATATCGGACGCTCTTGTCGGTATCAGCCTCACTGGGGCTGCCGTACCACCTCGTAACAGGGGATGTGCGCCAGGCGAACTATTCGAGCCTGCGGGCAGAGCTGGTCGAGTTCCGGCGACGCATCGGCCAGCTGCAGCATGGGGTGATGGCGCACCAGCTGTGTCGGCCGATCTGGCGGCGCTGGATTGATATGGCCGTGTTGTCGGGGGCGCTGGATATCGGCAATCCCGCCGTCGCGCGGCCGGTGCAATGGATCCCACCACGCTGGGATTGGGTCGATCCGCTGAAGGACATCCAGGCGCAAGTGCTGGCGATGGAAGCGGGCATCACCTCGCGCCGCAAGGTGGTCGAGGCCACCGGCTATGACGTCGAAGAAGTCGACCGAGAGAATGCGGCGGATGCCAAACGCGTTGCTGATCTGGGGCTGAGCTACCGCGCGAGCCCCGGCGAAACGCAAGGCGCGCGGGCGACACCCGCAGCGCGGCCTGACCCGGGAGATGGCACAGGCGAAGACACAGGCGACGGATCCGCCTCCACCGATCCCGCCACCGAACAGGAGTGACAATATGACAAGCTGGTATGCGATCCGCGCCCGAGGAACGGGCGCGGAAGTGGCGATCTATGACGAGATCGGTGCCTATGGGGTCTCGGCGAAGGGGTTCCTTGCCGAACTCGGCGCACTGCCCGACGGGACGCCGGTCGATCTGCGGCTGAACAGCCCCGGTGGGTCAGTCTTCGATGCGGTGGCGATTTACAATGCGCTGAAACGGCACGCGGGCACGGTCACGGTCTGGATCGACGGTATTGCCGCCTCTGCCGCGTCCTATGTCGCGATGGCGGGTGACGAGATCGTCATGCCGGAAAATGCGTTCCTGATGATCCACGATCCGTCGGGGTTGGCAATGGGCACGGCGGGCGACATGCGCGCAATGGCCGAAGCGCTCGACAAGATCGCGGGCAGCCTCGTCCGGGGATATGCCGCCAAATCCGGCAAGACCGATGACGAGATCGCGGCGCTGATGTCGGCCGAAACATGGTTCGATGCGGCCGATGCGGTGGCGGCGGGCTTCGCGGACCGGCTGGCGGACCCTGTGAGGATGGCCGCGCGGTTCGACATCGGTCGGTTCCGCAATGCGCCGCCGGACCTCGTCGAGGCAGTGGAAGCCACTGGCCAGCAGGGTGTTCCGATCGAGGCGGCGGGCGTTCCGGCCGAGGGTAATCCAGAGACAGGCATCAACATGCACCAAGAGATCGACAGTATCGTGGACGGCGATGTCGAACCTGCCGACGGCACTGGAGAGGCGGACAGCGACGAAGCGCCTGTCGAGCCGGAAGGGCACGGTGTCACCGACGACATGCCCAGCCCTTCGGCTCGGATCCCGGCTCCGGGGGGCGTACCGCCCGATCCTGCCGCAATCCGCGCCGAGGCGATCAGCCATGCCCGCGCTGTCGTCGATCTTTGCCGCCTTGCAGGCCAGCCACAGATGGCCGGGCGCTTCCTCGAACAGGACGTCAGCCTCGACGACATCCGCATGGCCCTTCTGGCGGCAAAAGCCGAGGCCGAACCCGAGATCGCCGCCCATCACCCGCAACCCGGCCGGAGCACGACAGCCCGTCCCTGGGGCGAGATCGTCGCCCGCACCTTCAAGCTGAAAGGATAACCACGTGACCACGCTCACCGAGACCACGCATCCCGGAGGCTTCCTCGTCTGGGAAGCCTTCCGCGACTACACCCGCGAAACCGTCACCGTCGCCACAGGAACAGCGTTTGCCACGCTCGATCCGGGCACCGTGCTGGGAAAGATCACCGCGTCTGGCAAATACGCTGCCCATGATCCCGCCGCCGTCGATGGCACGGAAACCGCCGTGGCCGTGCTCTGGGGCAAGGCCGATGCCACGGGCGGCGACGTGCCAGCCGTTGCGCTGGTTCGCGGCCCCGCCATCGTAAATCGCCACGATCTCGTCTTCGCGGGTACCCCCAGCGAGGGCGAGATCACCGCCGCCCATGCCGCGCTGCTGGCGGTCGGCATCCTCGTCCGCTGATCCACAATTACAGGAGGCATTCCCATGACCACCATGGATATCTTCGAAGGCGATGCCTTCACCATCATCGAACTCACTCGTGCCCTGGAAAACATCCCCTTCAAGCCCGCGATCCTATCGGGCGCCAGCCTGTTCTCGCCGCGCGGCGTGCGCTCGCGCACCGTCGTGATCGAGAGCCGGGACGGCACGCTGTCGCTGATCCCGTTCTCCGAACGCGGCTCGGCGGCCGAGCAACAGGTGCCAGAGCGCCGTGACATGCGCGCCTTCGTCTGCCGCCAGTTCAAGAAGCAGGACGTGCTCTGGGCCTCGGAAATCCAGGGCATTCGTGACTTCGGCTCGGAAAGCGCCACCCAGCAAGTGCAAAGCGAGGTCGCCCGAAAGCTTGGCCGTTTGCGCCAGGATGCGGAGGCGACATTCGAATATCACCTGCTGAACGGCATTCAGGGCATTGTGAAGGATCCCAAGGACAGCGCCACGGTGGTCAACTACTTCACCGAGTTTGGTATCACGCCCGCCACCGAGATCGATTTCGATCTCGACAATGCGACACCCGGCTCCGGGGCGCTGCGCAAACGCTGTCAGGCGCTGATCGAAAGCGTGGAAGACAGCATGGGCGGGCTCGCCGCTGGGGCCGTGCAGGTTCGCGCCGAATGCGGGTCGGCCTTCTTCGCCGATCTCATCGCCCACAAGGAAGTGCGCGAGACCTATCTCAACACCGCCGCCGCTGCCGATCTGCGCGGCCGGGTTGCTGACGAGGTCAGCTTTGGCGGTATCAGCTTCCGCCGCTACCGAGGGGGGGCGGGCTTCGGCGTGCCAACCGACAAGGCATTCTTCTATCCCGAAGGTGTGGAGGGCCTCTTCGAGATCTATCACGCCCCGGCTGACACGTTCGAGACGGTGAACACGCTCGGCTTGCCGCTCTACGCGCGCACGATCCCCGATCGGGACCGTGACGAATGGGTCCGGCTTGAGATCGAAAGCAATCCTCTGCCGATCTGCACCCGGCCGCAGGTTCTGCGCTCAGCACGGCGGACGTAATGTCTGCCTTTGCGGCCGCCGTCGACTTGCTCTTCGCCGACCCGAACATTGGGCGAGAGGCGATCTACACCTCCGACGGCAGCGCGCCCATGCTGGTGCGCGTCGTCTCGCGGCAAGCTGATGCGATCACCGACTTCGGCGACGCCCGGCTCTGGTCGGAAACGACCCGGGTAGATCTGCGCGCCGCGGAGATCACGGCACCGCATCCGGGCGACCGCATCGAGATCGACGGCGAGGCGTTCCTCATTCAGGGCGAGCCCGTCCGTGATCGCGAGCGGCTGGTCTGGACCGTGGAACTGAGGCCCGCGTGACACTGAAACTCGACATCGATCCCGACATCGTCGCCATGATGGCAGCCGAGGTCGCTGCGGGCGAACGCGCGGTGACGGCCGCTATGCGCGAGGCCGGGACCGGGCTGAAGACGGCCTGGCGCACACAGATCACTGGTGCGGGGCTCGGGCGACGGCTCGCGAACTCGATCCGCAACCAGAACTTCCCGAAATCGGGCGAGAGCCTCAATGCCGCTGCACTGGTCTGGTCCAAAGCGCCTGTGATCATCAGCGCGCACGACACCGGTCCATTGATCCGATCAAAGGACGGCTTCTGGCTAGTAATCCCGCTGCCCGCCGCTGGCAAATCCACCCGTGGTGGCCGGATCACGCCCGGCGAATGGGAACGCCGACGCGGGCTGCGCCTGCGGTTTGTCTATCGTCGCACAGGCCCGAGTTTGCTGGTGGCCGAGGGGCGGCTGAACACAAAGGGCCAGGCAGTGGTCTCGCGCTCGAGGACCGGGCGGGGAAAAGTCACCGCGCCGATCTTCCTTCTGGTGCCGCAGGTAAAGCTGCCGAAGCGACTGAACCTCGACCGCGACGCCGAGAGGGCGCTCGACATCGTGCCGGGGCTGATCGTCGCGAAATGGTGAAGCAAAAAACATAGATCTTTGGCGACTATCATGGGCGCTTGTGTTGGGTAGTCGCAAACTGCTCCATTGGAATAACGGGCTCGTGCACGCTAGATCGTATTATTCCATGAACAGGGAACCGATTTTGCAGAAACGTTAGCATCGCACCCGATACCGGACCGCCAATACGAAAATCTCCGAAGCGCTCTCTGAATTCATTCCACTTACGGGATACAACTCCCGTGCGTCTGGCCATTGGGGATAACCATATCCAGTCAAGAAGCATCTGCTCACTGCCGCTTTCTAAAGGGCGGAAACAGCATGATCCAATAATTCGAAAATCATCGTCGCGAAAAACATAGCCAATTGCTTTAGGGTCATGTCGGCCTTCGATTTCCCACTGGGGCGTATCGTAACGGAACTCGCGTTGGAAAACCTTGGCTCGCCAATAGACAGATCTTCGAAGCCATTCGGGGGATTTGTTGTCGACCCATACAATTTCAGGATTGCCGAGATAGGCTGCCTTTAGTTCCACTGAAGGCTCGGGCGCCACAGCCTCCATGAAACCGGCGTGCCTATCTTCATTGTGCCTTTGTTCATCCAGCGGGTCTCCTTCGACATACGTCATGCCGCAGAGTTCGCATTGTCTTAGGCCCATCTCCACTCCAAGCAACTTCCGTATTTGATACAATGCCTGTCAGCACGATCATAGTCTGTCAACACGGACAAGACATGAACAGGTGGCATTCGCGATCAAATTCTTTGAAGTCACGGTCAGGTGACCACAAAGCCGCTTTTCTTGGCGAATGAAGGACTTGCAATGCCCACCCCGCGCGAAATTATCCTAACCGCGCTGCACGCGCGGCTTTCGGCGCTGCCCGCGACCGCCCTGCGCGGTGAGGTCTTGCCCGAGCGCGTCCCGGTTGATGGCCTGCTGATCCTGCGCGACGGCGAGCCAGGAGAGCCCGAGGTGACGCTGTCACCGTTGCGCTACCATTATCAGCACCGCGCCGAGATCGAGGCGGTCGTGCAGGGCACCGACCGTGACGCCGCCTTCGATACCCTGACCACCAGCATTGGAGCGGTCATTACAGCAGATCGAACGCTGGGGGGGCTTTGCGACTGGGTCGAGGCGGAAGCGCCGCGCCCGGTCGATCTGCCCGTCGAGGGCGGGGCCAGCCTGAAGGCGGCCGTCATTCCGGTTGTGCTGCACTATTCCACGGCCGACCAGCTGACCTGATCATCCGGCTAGGTGGCTTTTGAATATGATTGGGATCTGCACTTTCCCTCAATCTGCGCTCCGCTCTCGATGCTCAGGCTCTCATAGGTGATTTCGCCGGTCACCCGCGCGCTTGTATGTAACCTGACCTTGCCACCCGTAACCTGGCCGTTAAAACGCCCCTTTATGTCGATGCTGGCTGCATGGATTTCGCCTTCGACTTCGCCTGCCTCCTCAATGACGATCGAGGAGGCTTCCACACGCCCCTTTACGTAACCGGGCAATTCGACGGTGCCGGGAAAATACAGCTCGCCCGTGATGCGCGAGCCTGAGCCGAGATGCGAGCGGCCACCGGCCTCAGAGTAGTTTTGATCCGCCATTCAATCTCACCCTTTTGAGTTCTGGCCCATCCCGGGCTCATCGGCTTCAATATACAGGAGAATTCTTCATGGCACGAGCCCAAGGGGCGCGGGCGCAGATGGCGCTTGCATTCGAGTTGAGTTATGGAACGCCACCGGGGGGTGGCTTCACGAAAATGCCTTTCGCCAGCACCTCGCTCGGCGCGGAGCAGCCGCTGCTGAACTCGGAATTGCTGGGCTACGGCCGGGATCCGCTGGCGCCAATCAAGGATGCGGTGACGGCCGATGGCGACGTTGTGGTGCCGCTTGATGCCGAGGCCTTTGGGTTCTGGCTGAAGGCGGGCTTTGGCGATCCAACTACGACCGGCACCGGTCCCTGGACCCATGAGTTTCAGTCGGGGTCCTGGACGCTGCCCAGCATGTCCATAGAGACCGGCATGCCCGAGGTGCCCCGCTATGCGATGTATTCCGGCTGCGTGCTGGACCAGATTAACTGGCAGATGCAGCGATCTGGACTGCTGACAGCAACAGCCCGGCTGGTGGCACAAGGCGAGACTGTGGGCACGACGACCAGCGCAGGCACGCCCGCCGCTCTCGAATTGCAGCGCTTTGGCCATTTCAACGGCGCGATTACGCGCAACGGATCGGCGCTCGGCAACGTGGTTTCAGCCGACATCAACTATGCCAACAACCTCGACCGGATCGAGACCATCCGCTCGGACGGACGTATCGATGGGGCAGACCCGTCTATTGCCGCTCTGACCGGCTCCATCGAGGTGCGTTTCGCCGACCAAACGCTGGTGACGCAGGCGATCAATGGCGATCCCTGCGAGCTCGAGTTTGCCTACGTCCTGCCCTCTGGCGAGAGCTTCACCTTGACCGTGCACGCCGTCTACCTACCGCGCCCCCGGATCGAGATCTCCGGGCCGCAGGGCGTACAAGCTACCTTTGACTGGCAGGCCGCGCGTGACAGCACAGTCGGCCGGATGTGCACCGCCACCCTGATCAACAACATCGAGGTATACTGATGCTAACTCTCGATCTTACGAACACGCCGCGCTGGCATGATCTCGTGCCAGGTGTGCGGGCGGAGCTGCGCCCACTGACCACGGCCCTGATGGTTGCGACGCGGAGCGATCCGGCCGTCGAGGCGGTTCCTGAGGATGCTTCCGACGAGGAACGCGCTGTTGCCTTCGCCAAGGCGCTGGCGCGCCGGGCAGTTCTCACTTGGGAGGGCATCGGAGACGCAGATGGCAATTCCATCGACCCCAGTCCCGAGGCCGTCGACGCGCTTCTCGATATCTGGCCGATCTTCGAGGCCTTCCAGCTGACCTACGTCTCCAAAGGCCTGCTGCTGGACCAGGAAAAAAACGACTCCGCGCTCTCGCCGAATGGTCCTTCGGTGGGGGCGAGCGATACTGCGACGCGTGCGAAGCGACGTGCGAAACCTGCCCGGCGCGGCTGAACCGACCCACCACCTTTGAAGGCTGGCAGGTCTGGGACCTGATCGGTCGCCTCGGCGGCCAACTTCGCATGCTGCCGGGCGCGGTGATCGGCTGGGATATGGCAGCGGCACTGGCGCTCGGTGATGCCCTCGGTATCCCGCCGCTGGCGATGGCCGAACTGCTGCCCGTCATCGAAGCGGTGATGGTCGCAAAACTTAACGAACAGATGGATCATTCCAATGGCTGAAAAGCGCGTTTCTGTCCGCCTTGCTGCGGTGGGCGGCCGACAGGTGCGCGCCGAGCTGGAAGGTGTCGGCGAGGCTGGGGCGCGCGGGTTCGGACGGCTCAGTCGGGAAATGGAAGCGGCCAACACCCGGCTCGCGGCGTTTTCCCGCCGTGTCGCGATCGCTGCCGCTGCCGCCGTGGCCGCTGCCGCTGCTGCAGGCGTCGCCATGGTCCGCTCGGGGCTGCAGACCGTCGATGCACAGGCGAAGCTGGCGCAGTCGCTTGGCACGACGGTCGCGTCGATCCAGACGCTGGAGCGTGCGGGCGAGCTGGCCGGTGTCTCCATATCCGGCATTGAACAAGCGACGAAGGACCTTACACGACGGCTGAGCCAGGCGGCTGCCGGGAGTGGTCCCGCTGCCGACGCTCTAGAGCGACTGGGACTGTCTGCCACCGACCTGATTGCCCTGCCGCTGGATCAGCGGGTGGGGGCGATCAACGCAGCGATCGAGGAATTTGTGCCGGTCGCTGAGCGCGCTGCTGTCGCCGGTCAACTTTTCGGCGAGGAAGGCTCCATCGCCATGTCGCGCATAGATACTGCGACGCTGCGTCAGGCGACCGAGGACGTTCTCGCCTTCGGTGTCGTCGTCTCGGAACAGGATGCAGACCAGATCGAGCGCACCAACGACGCGATCTCCCGACTTGGGCTCGTCTGGCGCGGGCTGTCGAACCAATTGGCGGTTGCCGCAGCCCCCGCGCTCGAAGTGGTGGCGAATGCCATGGCGTCCGTGGCCAGTCGCACCGGGCCGCTGGGGGTTGCGATCCGGGGTCTCTTCGACAACATCGGCCGTCTGACCACTTACGCCGCTACGTTCGCGGCCCTCCTGGCGGGGCGCTGGGTGGCCGGAATGGTAGCTGCGGCGATTTCCGTACGCGGCCTTGCAACCGCGCTTATCGTAATGCGTGGCGCATTGATCCGCACCGGGATCGGCGCGCTGATCGTCGGCGCAGGTGAGTTGATTTACCAATTCGGCCAGCTTGTCTCCGGCGCTGGCGGCTTCGGAAATGCCATGGCGCTGCTGGGCAATTTGGTGAGCGAGGTATGGGAACGGATCAAGATGGGCGCTGGTAGCTTTGCAGCCTCTGCGATGGCCGCCTTTGCCGACGTGCAGGCGGCGTCAGCCACCGCGATGCAAGGCGCGCTCGAGGGGGTCGTCGGTTTTGCCAATGCGGCCGTGAACAGTTTTGAGGGCGCGTTCGAGGCGATCAAGGCTGTCTGGGAGCTTTTGCCTGCGGCCATCGGTGATCTCGCGTTTCAGGCGGCGAACAGCCTGATCGAAGGCGTTGAAGCGATGTTGAACGGCGTTGTCTCCCGGATCAATGGCTTCATTGGCGGCGTGAACGCCGGGCTCGAGGCGCTCGGCGTGGAGCGGCGGATCGGCCTTATTGCCGATCTCGATCTGGGACAGCTCGAGAACCGCTTTGCGGGTGCCGCGACCCAGGCGGCCACGGCCGCGCAGGATGCCTTTGCCGGTGCGTTCGCGGACAACCCGCTGGCCGTTCCGGATTTGGGTCTTACAGGAGCAGCCAGTGATGCCGCCGCCTCAGCCGAGGCTTGGAGGCAGACCGCCGCGACGCTCGCTGACGGTGCCTTGCAACCACTCGAAGCGTTGGAGGCTTTGCGCACGGCGATGCGTGCGGCCGGAACCGAAGCCGAGACATCCCTCGACGGAGCCACGGTAGCTGCGGATCGCTTCGACGCGGCCTTGGCGGACGATGAGACAGGCGGACCCGCCGCCACCCTCGATGAAACAGCGGCTGCGGCTGGTCGTGCCGGAGGGGCGCTGCAGAGCGCAGCCGGCGTTGCGCGTCAGTCCTGGGACGCTGCGCGGGCGGCGGTTGAGCGCACACAGGAGATCGCGAGGGGGCTCGCCGACGATATCACAGGGCCGATCAAGGACGCGCTGAAGTCGGGCGAACTCAGCTGGCAAACCTTCGCGAGCGCAATATCCGGGATCGCCCAAAACCTTGCCAACAGGCTGATCGATACCGCCTTCAAGCCGATCGAGGACGCACTTTTCCGGGCTCTGTCCGGGTCGGGCGGCGGCGGTGGCGGTCTCTTTGGCTGGCTCTCTAGCGCCCTCGGCGGACTGTTCGGCACGGGCGGCACCTTCGCGCGGGGCGGTGCCTTTGGGCAGGCAGGCGAAATCACAGCCTTTGCCAACGGTGGCGTAGTTTCGCGCCCGACCGTGTTTCCCTTTGCGCGTGGGATCGGGCTCATGGGCGAGGCAGGCCCGGAAGCCATTCTGCCGCTGCGACGAGGTCGAGGCGGAAGGCTCGGCGTCGAGACGAGCGGTGAAGGTCAAACTGCCCAATCCGCAACCCGCATTGTCAACGTGCTCGATCCCTCCATTGTCGGCGATTATCTGGCAACGCCTGCGGGCGAGCGGCTGATCGTCAACGTGATCCGGCGCAACCGGGGAGGTCTCGATGCCTGATCTCTGGCTTTTCCCGGTACGCCAGCCCGTGACCGAAGTGCTCGAATGGAACACCGACACGCTGATCACCGAGGCGGCCGAGCAGCGGATCGCGCTCCGCACCACGCCGCGGTCGATCCTGACGGTCTCCCATCTCCTCAATGCCAGTGACCTCGCGCGCGCCGCCGAGCTTGCCCAGGCAGGATCGGTCGATAAGTGGACGGTGCCGCTCTGGCATCTTGCGCGCCCGTCCACTGTGCCGGTTGATGCCGCCGACATCACTGTATTCGTCGATACCGGCGAGGGAGTGTTCGAAGCACCGGGACATGCTGTCATCGCAGCTGATGGCGGCGATGCAAATCTCGTCGAGGTCAGCGCGGTCTTGCCGGACCGGCTCGAGCTGGCCGGGCTTGCGGGCGTGAACCTTGTGCATCCGATTGTGGCCACGGTGGGCATCGGGTTCCTGACACGCCCCATCGAGATCGACCGGCGGCGTCAGGGGCTAGGAACGGTCACCGCGACCTTCACGCTGCAAGACGGGACCGAACTGGCTGCAAGCAGCTATCCGACCCACCTGGGGCTCGATGTGCTGACCGATCCGGCCGTGCTGCGCCAGCCGCTGGGGGAGACAATTGGGCAGACCGTTGAATACATCGACAACGGCTTCGGTCCCATCATGATCGAACCCGTGCTGACCCATGTCCAGCGGCGATCGACGATCACACTGGTCGATCGGGGTGTGGCCCGCTGGACGCGTCGCCGCTGGCTGCATGGGTTGCGCGGCCGCCAACGTGCCTTCTGGCTTCCGACCTGGGGGCGGGAACTGGTCCTGCAGGCGGAGGTCACGTCCTCGGCCACCTCCGTGATCGTCGCGGCCACCGCCGACCCCGGCGTCTGGATCGGACGGCATGTGATGTTCGATATCGCTTCCGGCCCAGTGTTCCGCGAGATCACCAACGCCGTCTATGACGCGCTCGGTATTCGGCTGACCATCGCGGCACCGGGGAAGACCATTCCAATAACAACACCCATTCATCTGCTCACCAGGGTGCGGCTCGATACCGACCG